TGTTCTGAGTCGGCTGGCAAACTTCCAAGTTCTCCCCGAGGCCACTTGATTCTAAATTCATTATTCTTTTCAATATCACCACTAAGTGTCTTAGTTACTTGCTCTAAATCTTTTTCTAAAAGGGTTCCACTAGTTTCTAGTTTGTTTAATCTTTCAATGACGCCAAAAAAAGCGTACACGCCAATAGCAACGGCCCCGACGATGGCCAAAAGGTTTCTCATCGGCATAGAAATTGCCGTGTTATCTGAAATTTTCATTGGCACCATTCACAGTCTTGCGTACTGTCTACTACTACACCCTCTAGTTCTACTTTTTGGCAGTCGCACTTCTCGCACTTACAGCCTTCATGATCGGCCTCGATGCAGTGGCACAAGTGTCCACACTTCTTACAAATTTTTTCGCTCATAGTTACTTATAAAAATCTTTGAATAACCAGTCAACATACCTTTTCCAGAGTTTTTTGAACCATTTTCTGATCATACCAGGCCCCCCTATCAAAAAATTTAAAAATTTATAATACTTTTTGAAAGGACCTAGTCAACCTTTAAATAATACTAGTTCAATAAGATTAATATAACAACGATAGCTACGATCACAGCGCTAACTTTTTTATGTGCTAGTGCTAAAGACCACAGTTTCACTGCGTGTGCTTTTATCTTGTCCATGTTTCCTCCTCTATTTATCATAGATATCTCCCCAATTTTTACCCTGTTCATAGTCGACTTTATTGGGAACCTCTAATGTAACAGCATTCTCCATAATCTCAATAATTTTTTTAGCTTCATTATCATCTTTAAGTGATAAATCAAGCTCATCATGTATTTGGATATGGGGAATAATGCCTTCTTTATAGAGATCTAGCATTGATTTTTTTGTCATGTCTGCAGCTGATCCCTGAATTAATTTATTTAAAGATTTATATGTGTATGCTCTTTTGATCCCTGGTCCATGCTCTCTGAGCGCTTCTTCATGTGGTAATGCTTTATGCATCCCGAAACTATTGGGTTCCCATAAATGGAACCGACATAGTCGACCCAGAAGAGTTCTAATTTGTCCTCTCTCCTGTGCTCTGTTAGATGCTTTTTCCATAAGTTGTTTAACAAATGGAACTTTGGCGTGGTACTGATTAAATAATTCTGCAGATTTTTCTTTTGTTACTCCAAGTTCTGCTTGGAGTTTTGCTTTGCCCATTCCATAAAACAATCCTAAGTTAATGGTCTTGGCTTGTATTCTAGGAATCTGTGCCATCTCAGCAACGGTTTTGTGAAAGTCTGAATTAGAATCTGCCTTATAAGCATCAACAACTTCGTAGACCGAAGGTAATTTATATAAAGATGCATAGTGTACAACGAGCCTTGGTTCCTGCTGTGAATAATCAAAGCATCCCCACTTACATCCTTCTTCAGGAATAAATAAACTTCGTATCTTTGGGCCTAGATCTTTGTTTCTGGCTGGAATCTGTTGGAGGTTGGGATTCTGATAACTAAATCGTCCGGTTACAGTTCCACCCCCTGCATTCCTTAACTGATTAATCTCTGCATGAATTCTTCCTTTGTGTTCATATCTTAAAATAGAATCTATAAAGGTTGTGTGAGCTTTATTAATTTCTCTGGCTTTAGCAATGAGTCTAACAACAGGATGACTATGTGCTTGTAAAAAATTTTTAGTGAAAGAAGGAGCTGCGGTTTTTTCTGTCCGTGGGTATGGTATCTTTAACATATCAAAAACATTCGCTACGGATCTGGCTGCCCATATCTGTGGTTTTACATTGGTTTCTTTTTCAATAGCTTTTAAAAGTTCTTGTTCTTCAGCAATTAAAGTTTTTTTCATCATGTGTGCACGTTCTACATCGACTCGGACTCCCTTGAATCTCATCTCGACCAGGCACGGAAATAAATCTGTTTCTAAATCAAATATGTCTTCTAGGTCCTGATGAAGTATTTCTTTTTTAAGTTCTTGCCATAGGCCCAGTGTAATTTCTGCATCACGTTCTGCATAAGATCCTGCGTGCATAGCCGGGAGCTTATACATTTCTGCTTTAGGATCGATTCCCCATTCAGAGGCAGCTTCTGCAAGAGCAGATTCATTTTTTCCGTAGCCTAAATAATGCCAGGACAAACTATTAAGATCGTATCGAAATCTGTTTTCATTGGTGATGGCTGCAGCGATCATCGTACAAACAATGTCACCATTAATTTTAAAGCCCATGGCTTTTAGCCAACAGACGTCGTAAATAGCATTGTGAAATATTTTTATGGAAGGAGCTTCAAGAACATCTTTTAACCAGCTTAAAACTTGTTTACGATCCATGTTGCCACCGCCTTCATGGGCAATCGGAAAGTATCCTTTATAGTGTGAAGTAGCGACCGCGATACCTATCACTTCTCCATTTCCAATAATAGAACCCGATCCTCTTTTAATAAGATCAGGATCTTTTGTTTCTAAGTCTATTGCAATTTCATCTACTTGACGTAGATCTGGAAATTCTGTTGGTTTAACCCATTCGGTTTGAGCTTCAAATTTTGGAATTCTCATTTGTAATCTCTTTCAATAATCATTTCGCAGTAGTGTATTGCTTTCAGAATATCTTGTTTTCCATTTTTGTAAGGATGTCTACATATATACTTTATTATATTACCTTCTGCAAATAGTAACTTATTTTCATGCACAAATTCACTGGGTTGAATTTTCATTTTGCGATAGTGGGCTCCTCCAATTTGTTTATTGTATACTTTCGATGTCGTATCCATTTGCCTCTTTTTTTGCTGTCATGATATATAGATTTTGTTTTGTTCGAGTAACTCCTACATACCAAATTCTATTTTCTTCATCTTCTTTATCGGGAGATCTTTCAATGGCTTCCCTAATTTTTTTAGTATTATCTAAAATTAATATGATGTTATCAGCTTCTCCGCCCTTTGCAGAATGAATCGTAGATAGTACGACTCGTGCTGGGACATCTAGTTTTTCTCCTTGAGACAACATATTTCTAATATAGAGGCTGTCTTCAGGTTCTGTTTCAAATACATCAAACCATCTTTGAGTGTGGCTGTATCCAAGTTCTTTTAATTCATACATTCGTTCCTCGTTGTGAGGGAATTTTTTACCGAGATATTCAAATAAGTCTGTACACTCTGATAGAGAAAGAAGAGATCCATTAGTCCATCGGGTGAAGTTTTGAACAGCATTATAGAGTCTTGCTCGATAGCTTTTACGCCCCTTGTATTCAAAATAAATTCCCATGTCGCGTAAAGTAGGTTTTAATCTTATGAGTTTGTCGTTGTAACGAGCCAGCACTAACCATTTTCCTTCATGCAAAGGGACATCTTCAATAGAGGAAATAGATTGATGAATAGTTCCGTCTTCGTCGCGGGCGTTCCAGTTCTTTTTTATTCTTCGGTCATCTGGTATTCTATTTAAAATATTATCTGCAATACGTTGGATAGCCCGGGGTACTCTATAAGATTGTGGTAGAACAATTTCTTTTGCTGGTTCTCGTTGAAATCTTTTAACATCTGCTCCTGCCCATCCATAAATAGCTTGATCGTCGTCACCAGCTATTATAACATGTTTAGAATTTTTCTTTAAAACATCAAACATTTTCCACTGAATCGGCGATAAATCTTGGGCTTCGTCGATAAAAACGACGTCAAATTTTGGACACATTTCTGCCACAATGAATTTCTCGATCATATCGGTGTAGTCCAGTAGATGATAGGCCTCTTTATAATTATTTATTTCAGCTTCTAGAATTGGAATTACATTTTTATCAACAGCCCATGAATACATGTCGGTGTCGTATTCTTCCTGGCTTGTTACTTCTTTAATACGGGCAATGTTAATTAAATTAAAATATTCATTATCCGAGTCTATAAAACCTGTGTGTTCCTCTCCATCACTATACATTGTAACTTCGATTCCTAATTGTTTTCCAATATCTTCGTAATGTTCATCCTGCATTACTTGGCTTTTTTTCATACCAAGTTTTTCAAAAGCTAGGGAGTGGAGAGTCTGAAAGCGTTTTAATTTTTTATCTGTTAGCGTGGGAAAATCATTTAGCATTCTGCCCTTGGCCTCGTTAGCGGCTTTTTTAGTGAAAGCAAAGTATCCTATTTTATCTAAAGGGGTTCCTAGTTTTAAAAATGTTTTAACATATTTTAATAATTTAGTTGTTTTCCCTGTTCCCGGAGGCCCGAGTATTTTTCTCATCATTACCAAGTCTCCTTAGCTAGTTCTAGAAACTTTTCTCTAAATTGTTCAGGTATTGCTGCCAATTCCTTTTCAGCCTCTTTTCCCATTTGGTCCCAATCCATAAACCCATATTCACCATTTTCGCCATAATCTACATGGAGAAAACAACTATCTTCTTTTCTGTCTCCAAATGTAATATGGAATCCTAGGGGTTTTTTACTAAAAGCTGATTTATATCTCTTTAATTTTTTAATTGTGGAACCTAGTCGGTGGGGTTCTGTATAAACTTTGATCATACCTAATGCCCCATCATTAACACTATCCATTGTTGTGTAAAAACCAACCTTATTAGGTTTATACTCTTCGAGAGTTAGTCCTGCGTGCCAAAAACATTCAAATGCTTGGCAATCCAAAGGTCTGTCTTTATAAATTTTACAACCCATTCCTATATCGCAATGTTTACACCATTCATGTCCTTCTTTTTTTAGAGCGGGCACCGGAGGTAATTTACAACAAAGAGTACAATCACCACAGGATCTTGTCTTGAGATTCATCTTTTTCTTAAAGTTTTCATTTTTCTTTTTATTTTCCTCAAAAGCATTAGGATCTGTCTCAAAGTAATTTTTAAAATTACTTCTTCTACGCCCATATGTTTTAGGATCGTAACTCATATGATATCCTTTTGATGTTTAAGTTTTGTGTGAAGGATCGGGACGTTTTCAAATTCTTTAATAGAAATTTTTA